GGGGGCCGCTTTTGGGCGGCCGCCACTCTTCCAGAACTCCAGAGCCGATTCCTTGTCGAACGCGGCCCAGATCAGAGCCGTGGTGCCCATGTGCTGAACGGCCGGCCAGTTGAGCCCGTTGGCCGGGTCCATGACCTGTGCCCAGGTGACCGGACCCAGGAGGCGTTCGTACAGGTCCAGCTCCTCGCCGTCGTCCAGCTGCGTGGAGGCCTTCGGCGCCGTCTTGCGTCCGGACAGGGCGTCCGCGGTGACAGACATCATGCGCTGGCATAGGAGCCCCGTTTTGGCGTCGGGCGGCGGTACGACATACGTCCTCCCGCGGAGCGTGAGCTCCAGAGTGTCTCCGAACAGGAACGACTCCAGAGCCTCTAGCTCATCCCGTATCGGGGTGGCTGGGTTCGGGCCGTATTCTTCGCGCTCCTCATCCAGATCGTCGTCTGGATCGCCCGCGGGGGCCAGTGCGTCCAGCTCGTCCACCACGCCCACTTCGGCCTGGAGAGCGGCTAGCTCGTCTTGCAACGCGACCGCCCGGGCTAGCTTCGCTTCCCGAATCGCGTTTGGTTCTACCGTCATCTTACGCTCCTGGCTGGAGTTGTCCTGGCTGGGAAGGTGGAACGGCGCCCGGATCCAGCCAGGAGGTCCGGGCGCCGCGTCAAGGGGTCACCTACTAGGCGTAGGTGATCTTCGTGTTGGCGCTCGTGCCGGACGAGCCGCCCGGGTTGGTGACCACCACGTCATACGTGCCGGCCGCCTTCGCGGGCGTCTTGAAACTGATCCCGGTGGAGCCCCAGGAGTCCCAGTCCGCCGGCGGGACCACGGTTCCGCCCACGGTCACGGTGGTGACCGTGTTGAGCTGGGTACCGATGAGCGCAATCAGAGCGCCACCGACCAGCGCGGAGGTGGTGGGCGACAGCGACGCCACCGTGGGTGCCGGAGCGCCGGCGGCGTCCGGGTGGGTGATGGGGACCTTGAACCCCTGGCCGGTCAGCGTCACGCCGGCCGTGGAGAGGGCGTCAGGGCCGCCGCCGTTGTTCGAGTACGCCACGACGACGTAGCCCTCGTAGGCCTCAACCTTGGGGCCGTTCGGGCCGTTCCACTCGAACCACCGGACGTGCGCGCTGTTCTCCGCGCCCGTCTTGTCCGACATGAGCCGGAGGAACTCCTGGCCGGGGTCGTACTGGGTGGGCGTGTTCCGCGGGGTGGCCCGGCGGAAGGTGGCGGTGAACCCGAACTCTTGGGTGGTGGCCGTGGACGACGTGCCACCCTGGGAGTCGTAGTCGGAGTCCGCCTGGAGGCCGGGGGCGCCGGTGGGCGTGGAGTCCGTGATGCCACGGACGGGCGTCCAAACAGAGCCGTCCTGGGCCGCGGAGGTGTCCACCTGGAGCTTCCACTTGCGCGCCAGTGTGGTCCCGCCCAGGGCGGGGGGTTCGGTGTACGGCATGAGCTAGTTCTCCTCGTGGGTGGTGGGATCCGTGGCGGCCACGAGGGCCTCACGCTTCTGGGCGGCCTTGAGGCCGGAGGGGACACCGGCGGCCGCGGCCGCCTTGTCCAGGGCAGGGCCGGTCAGGGTGTCCACCACGGCCTCCAGGGTGCCGGCGGCCTCCTCGAGGACGGCCTCCGGGAGGACTTCGGAGTAACCCAGCTGGGCGCGGAAGTAGTCCGCCAGTTCGTCGGGCACGTTCTCCACGTGCTCCACGCCAGCGACAGTCCGGGTGAAGATGGTCATTCGTAGCTCCTCAGTAGCGATTGTCCCCTGGCCGGTTCACGTCCAGGTAGTAGTTATCCGACCAACCCCAGCGCTTGCTGCCATCTTGGCCCATGGTGGAGCCGGACTTCCGGAGGCACTGGCTAATCGTAACGCCAGAGGTGAGCGTCCAGTTGCTCCGACCGTGCCACCTGTCGAAGATGGCGCCGGACAGGCGCATGACGGCCCGCGGGTCCCCGCCGGCCCACCGGGTCCGGACCTGGACTCCCATCACGCTCATGGCCTGTGACGGATCGTCAGAGACGAGATAGGAGGCCAGGGAGACGATTCGGTCCGGGGATCCGGGGACAGTCATGAGGAACGTTCCCACCACGTCCGTGGGGAACTGTGGCGGCGCGTACGTGCCACCCTCCGGGCTCCAGCTGGCGATGCCGCCGGCGGCAAGGTCCAGGGCCAGTCCCTCGAGGAGGGCCACGTCGGAGTCTGCCGCGCTCACAGGTGGAGCTCCCGCCGCGCTATCTCGCGAACCGCGGCCGCCTCACTGTTCAGGGCGTTCTCCAGGTACTTGGCGGTCCGGCCCTGGTCATGCTGGAACGTCAAGTCCTCATGCTGCCGGACGGCGTAGGGCGTGTCGTAGACGATGCCGGCGGAGCCGTTCTCCGGGCCGGTGACGTGCCCTGAGCGCTCGAGGATGGCCTCTTCTAGGGGAACGTGGACGTTCGACACCTGGAGGACGTGCTCCGCTCCCAGCTCCGCGGCGCGGTCAGAGCCGGCGATGAGTTGGGCGGCCACACGGCCGTCATTCAGTTTCAGGGTGTACGTCATCGGAGGTTCACCTCCAAATGCTGCCAGGCGCCCAGGTTGCCGTCTGAGCGCTCCCTGGCCAGGATCACGTACGCCACCCGGCCATCCGCCAGGGTGACGCGCGAGTCCGGGACGAACCGGCCGCGCTGGGCGCGCGCGGTGTAGAGCGTGGTCATGGACACAAGCTCCTCTCCGTTCGCGTTGCGGACAAGCTGGCGGGCGTCATCTTGGAAACAGTGGATCTGCGGCACGGCCGGTTCGTACGTGTCGTCATAGGCGGAGTCCCCCCGGTACGCCTCCGCGGTGACGCGGTGAGGCATGAGAAAGTCCGGGAGCTCAGCCATAGATCAGAACTGTGGGGTTCAGGAGGCCGGCCAGGCGGAGGATGGTGGCGGACTCCTGTGGGAGCCCGTCCGGGTCCACTCCGCCGGCGGCCGTGTCTTGGAGGGTGTAGGACGCGGACCCAATGGAGGCCGTCTTGAGCTTGGGCATGACGCCGCTCTGGACGCCGTTGGCCCGGCGCCATGCCACAAGCTCGAGGGTGGCGTCTCGGAGGGCCTCCTGGACGTCCGTGTCCGTGGGGAGCCCGGAGGCGTCCACCGCGTACACGGAGCCCATGACGGCCAGCTCCACACGCCGGGACGCGGACTCCAGCTCGAGCGGGGTCACCACGGCGCCGGCCTGGTCGGGCCGGGCTGTGAACTGCTCCGCTGTTGCGTAGGTCCGCGCCATGGTGCTACTCCGCCGCCGGCGCTTCCGCCTTGACGAGCTCGGAGGCCCCGGTGATGAGGTTGTGCTTCACGCGACCCTTGGCCCCACTGGGGAGGGTGACGTCGTACTCCTCGAACTCGTCGTCCGGGAGCGCCTTCGGCGTGATCGGCTCCAGAGGGATGGAGCTGTTCACGGTGCCGATGGCGGCCGCCTCCGCGGACGGGGTGGGGACGACACTCGAGGCGCGCTCGAGCGGGTCCGTGGTGTCCGCGGGGCCGTCGCCCGGCTTGGTGGTGGAGGGGAGGGTGATGTCGTCGTTCAGACGAGTCTCCCCCTCTGCGGTGATGGAGACTTCCGGGGTGGCGGTGGCCTTGACCATGCTGGGGGTTCCTGTTCTGTGGAGGTGGAAAGAGCGGGGGTGGCCCTGGCTTCATCCGGACTTTGGGTCCTGCCAGGGCCACCAAGCGGACTACAGGTTGCGGACTCCGCGGAGCCGCGCGGCGGCCTTGCCGCTGAACGTGGCCAGGCCACAGAACCACTCGATCCGGGTCCGGAACACCGGCTGGGACTGGATCTCTCCCAGGTCACGGACGGAGATGCCGCCGTTGTCCAGGCCGGTGGTGCCGCCGTCGCCCTCGTCCTGGCCGAACTTGACGGCGTAGACGCTGGAGGTGTCCGCGGAGGTGCCCACGGTCTCCGTGAACGGGAGGATGGGGGCGCCGGCCAGGTTGTCTCCCGGGTCCAGCATGGGAACGCCGTTCCAGGTCATGACGCGCTTCCCGGTGGTGTCCTCGCGGAAGGTATCCACGCCACCCAGCCGGCGGCCGGCGCTTCTCGTCTTGGCCTGAACGAAGCTGTTGGCGTAGATGACGTCCGCGCCGGGGCACTGGGCCAGGAGGGCGTCCAGGGCGTCGAACCACGCCTGAGCGTCCGTGGTGCCGTTGCCCAGGATCGGGATGCCGTTCGTGCCCGCGGTGATGATCTGAGCACCCACGAGCCGCTTCTTCAGGCCGTCGAACCCCTTCGGGTTCACGGTGACATCTCCGTTGAAGAAGTTGTCCTGGAAGAAGTAGCTGGCCGCTTTGACCTTGAGCCGGGTCTGACTGGCCCGCTGGTCGTTCAGGTTGCCACGCGTCTTGACGATGAACGTATCCACGTCCGCGTCGCCACCCATGATGACGAGGGACTCCGTGGCCTGGACGAACGTACCGGTGGACTCCGTGTACGCCTCGTTCACGGACCGGAACTGGACGCCGGGGAGGGTGGCTTCCTTGTTGTAGGCGTAGGCGTTGCCCTCAATGCCCATGAGGGGGAGCCGGTCCAGGATCACGGACTCCTGGACGAACGTCTCAATGACGCCGCGCTGGAGGTTGTTCTGGGACAGAACCGCGGCCTGGGGGAGAGTGACGGCCATTGGTGGCCCTTTCTGTTCGGTGGGTTACGTGTTGGTCTCGTAGGCGTAAGCCATGCGATCCCGTCCGGGCTGGACTTTGCTTGCGTCTCTGCCTTCGCCGGATCCACCGGTGAATTCTCCCCCGGCTCTCGAGGCCTCCCGGACCGCTTTGAGCTGAGGATTTGCGGCCACGGCCGCCTTTGCTGCTGCCACTACCTTAGCGCGAAAGTCCTCCGCGGTGGGATCAAGGTCTCTGACACCCTGGATGAATGTCCGGGAGTCCACGAGCTGGGCGGCGTTCCCCAGGTGCTCGCCGGCGGAGCGGAACACCTCGAGCTCAATGGTGGCCTCTCGCTGGGCGGCCTTCGAGGCGTCCAGCTCGGAGGCCAGCTTGGCTGGGTCCAGCTTCTCGTCTCCCTTGATGAGCCCCAGGGCCTTCCCGATTTCCTGGGCCATCTCCGTCCGCGCCTCTTCGGCCGCGGTTCGCTTGGCATTCATGCGGTTGTCTCCGTCTTTCTTGCGGAGAGACAAGGCGTACGCGGCCAGCTGGGCGGGGGTGTACTTGGCCGCCAGGGCGGCGGCGTCCATGTTGGCGTCCGCGGGATCCACCTCACCGGTGGCGGCCCCCTGACCGGCGGCGGCCGCGGCGGCGTCAGCGGCCGCGGCCGCCTGGGCGGCGGCGTCTCCGCCTTCCGGCGGGCCGTCACTGGCGCCCAAGATGGCGTAGAACGGCCGGCCATCCTTACGGAGGCCTAGCGGCGTGCGGGTGGGTCGGGCGAATGGCTGGCTGGACACGGAGGCGCCTCCCGGGCGTTCTGGCTGGATGGTGGGGCCTATGCTATCGGGTCAGTGTGACGTGGCGGGGATTACATGCCGCCCCTGTTGCATGCGCCCGGTCACGCGTGCTAGGTTGGAGCCATGGCAACAGACACGGAGCTCCTGAACGAGATACGGCGCGCCTGGCGTGAGCCCGGCCGCTATCCGCGCTGGCATCGTATGTGGCAGCGCCGGTTGCGCGACGAGTGGCCGGTATTGGCGGCGGCGCTGGACAAGCTGTGACACGTGCACGCTGGAGCGTCGTCCTAGACTTCGC